GTAAAATCCATGTTGTGTCCTATGTAAGTTGTACTGCTAATGGTTGTGCTGGGAAAGTTGACTGTTCGTCTGATTTTGTAATTGATGCTAAACCTTTTTGATACATACCATCCCAAGTAACTAATCTAGGGTCATCCATTAAGAATGGTGCTGATTCAGCAAGTGATGCGTATAACAATAAGTCAGGGCATACATCTAAGTATTCGTTAGAAGGGTTGCTATCTGACAATGGTTTTGGTATTTTGTAGTAGGTCATGTTAATTGTAGATGCGCCTGTTGGTTGAGGTGCTAATACAAAGTTATCTGCTACTAATGTATAATTTACTGGAACACCTTGTGCGTTAGAACCACCATTTCTTCTGTAAAATTGAGATACTGTTTGAAACGTTAAAGGTATAATTGGGTTAGCATCTAAGTGTAAATCTTGCATTTCCAAGAAATCTGCTGGAGTTGGCACTGTAAAGCCACTATCCATGCTATATGTAGACTGTTGCAAAGTCTGCCTAAGCCTTAAATCTCTATTAAGTCTTTTCTCTGCTAACGATATAAACATAGGTATTTTGTCAGTTAAATCTTGTCTTGCAAGATAGTCTGCTATGTTTGTCTGTAAATTTGCGTAACTTGTAAATGCTGGCATATCTTATAGGTGTCCTTTTTTAGTCCTGAAAAACAAATTCTCAGGGTCATTTAACCAAGCAAAAAAACGCTTTTGGTCTACTACTGAAAATCCTTTCATAATTCCATCTTTGTTTAATTTGTCTATTGCTGTGTATGGGATACTTGCCACCTTGTTTCCGAACAGTTGGTCTGACCATTTAGTTTCAGCATTATTGTATTCTTTTTTGTTTTGCTCTATTAAAGCAGAGACATCTTGCTCTTGTTTAATAGTTAATTCATCTTTATCGTTAAGACCAACACTTGTAGTCTTTATATCATCCTTATGTGTTTTCATATTTATCCTTAAAGGTAATGCCCTCCGAAGAGGGCAAAGCCATATTACGTTTCGTCACTCATCATTGCATGAGCTGCCTCATTATTAACTACTAATGTATATTCTACATTAAGTAAGTGTTTTTCTGAGTCACCCATTTTAGCAAGTTTTTGAGACTTGAATGGTCGTAGATAAGCTACTGAAGCCATTGAAGGGTCAAGAACATATGAGAAGTCATCAGATAAGAATCTATCTGGAACTACTGATAATGTGCCAAAGTCTGATAAGTAAACATCTGCTGCACCAATAATAGTAGTAGCTTTTGATTTTGGAGCTTCGTAGCGTTGAGCTGCAATGCCTTCAAATGTTGAAACTACTTGCTTATTAGCTGGTGATACTAATAATACATCAGGCTCTCCACCAGCAGTGTATGCTTTTAATACTGCTTCTTTTAGCATATCTTCTGTTAGTGCGCCACCAGCTGTATCAACAGTGTTAGTTGTAATCCATGATGCTAGACCACCTAATAAACGAGGTGTTCCAGCAGTACCAGCAGATTGTGCTTGGTCAGACAATAGGATTGATTCCATGTCTCGTTTGATTTCAGCAGAAGCTTTTGAAAGCTGATATGCTGTTTCTGTAGAACGACCAGCTTTGTCTACTACATCATCTGTAGTTGAAACTTGGATAACTTTGTCAGAAATCTGAGTATAGTTACCAACACGAGTTGTAGGTGTTAGTGTTGCAGATACTGCATCAGCTCCCTCAACTTGTGCGTTAGCTAAGTTTACATCAGCTAGGCTGTCTGTTTGCCATTCATGGTATGTGTTTTTAGCTTTAGTTCTGCCAACTGTTGACATGAAAGGTGTTGTTGTAGGAGAGATATCATATATCGCATCCTGTAAGTCTTCACGAATACCAATGGTATCGTAGGTTTTATATGTTGCCATTTTTTATGTTTCCTTTTAAATAAAGTTTTTAAATACTGAAGTAGCATCTGCAATACTTCCAGATTCCTTCAATCGTTTTTTCTGTTTAGCGTAGACATCAGTATTAGTAACCTTTTTACCTTTTTTAACCATTTTAGGTGCGCTTTTTAACTTCTTAGTAACGCCCGGATTGGCTTTTTGTAGTTTATCGTATTCCATAGCTTTTTGTAATATCATTACATGGCGATGGTCATACACTTGCGATAACTCTCGGTCACTAAATCCTACACTTTTCCCGAAGTTGCGAATATCATTTTTGATTTGTTCAGCTTTCTTTGGGTCAGAAAATTCCTTTACTTTTTCAGATAACATTTTAGCTTCATTTTGTACGACTTGATTTTGTTGTTGCAAGTGGTAGTGATGTTGTTCTTGAGCTACCTTTTGCTGCTCTTGTCGTATAGCATTAATCTTTTTATTTGCTTCTGTTTGCTCCGCTACTTTTATAGCGTATTGTATTGGGTCATTTTCTTTTAATTCTTCTAAATTCTCACTTGGGTCTTGGCTATTAACCAAGTATTGCTCCACTTGTGATAATTTTTGAGCATATGCCTCTCTTGTACGCATAGCATTTTGAACTTCTTGAGCGTGTGCTTCTACTTTCTTTCGCTCTTCTGCTAATTGTTGGGATTTCTGTGTGTAGTCTGTTGATTTTTGATAACCTGAAACTAACTCATCTAGGGTAACATCTTTCTCTTCACCACTAGCTTTAACTCTGTAAGTTTTACGTTCCTCAACTTCTACCTCTTCTGACCCATCTTCTTCTTCCGTAGCCTCTGGTTCATCTTCCGATTCCTCTTCTACTTCTTCTTCCAATGCTTCTTCATCAGTTTCCTCAACTGCTTCCGTTGCCACTTCTTCATTTTCTACCTCTGGTTTATCGTTTGATTCCTCGGCATCTAACATTTCAGTGAAAACTTCCGTTGCGCTTTGTGGAGTTTCAACTGAGCTAGACTCTTGGTTGATTTGCTCGTTCATGTTTCTTCCTTATAATTTGCTATTTAACGATAGCTCGTTTTACCCTGTTTGGGTAATAAATATGTGTTTTGTAAGTTATTGATTTTTAAGGCTTTTATTTTGCTGTTTTTATGCTCTAACGCGTTTTAAGAGCCTACAGCGTTTTTACCCTACCTACCCTACCTTGAAGAAAAATAATCGCTCACAGAGCGTTTTTTTAACCCTCTTTTATGTAGGATTTTGCACTTGCTATTCTTCTATCAGAATGAGGTATTCCAGGTCTTTCCCAGATCTCTTCAAAAGCCTTTGTTATTTCCTCAACAGTGCCTGTTTCAAATATTTTTCTTAATTTAGCTGCATTACCTCTACCAATCTCGTCTTGCAAGTCTCCGTAGATGGTTTCGTGCATATAATCCATTTGCGCTCTAGGACTGTTCTCTAATCCATTATCGTTAAGATAGTTATTGTAAGATTCTTTCTTACTTCCCTCTAGTTGGAACAATCCTTGTCCAGGTCCACCACCATCTTGTTGTTGTAAGTAGTCAAATGAACCACCTGTCTCTACATCTATATTACCCATTAACGCTGCAGTTACTTCTGGTCTATATTTTCTATCGTTAGAAAGATAATTATTTATCATTCCTTTGTTGCCTTGATACATAGCATCTCCAGCTAATAATCCCGGAGACATTTGATTACTTGCAACTACATTGCTACTCGCTGGTATGCCAGAGTTAGCTTGGCTTTCTACTTTTTTGTAATTAAACCAGGAACTAATGCTCCTTTTTCGTAACCAGGAATTAGGTATGTGGCTGGGTTTATACCATACTGCTCAAGTAAAGCTGCTTTTTCAGCATCTGATTTATTTGACCCCATAATCATTTGCACAGTATATGCTTGTTGCTTGTTTAACTCCATCCTATCATCTTGAGCTTGAATATTTGAAACAACGGCATTTTTATCATCTAAATTTTTAGGAGGGTTTACGCTTGGGTATTCAATTTGCTTTATTTCTCCTAATTTTTGATTTGCTTCATAAGGTGTATTTTCATAAGATACTTCAGGAAGTATTGTAAGTTTGTTTTCTTGAATTGTAGGTTTTTGCACCATAGTGTTATCGTCTGGCGCATTTAAAAGGCTCATATCTTGAGCTTGACCCATTAGGTCAGAGCCGTACATTGGTGCGTTTGCTCTTGTTGCATAGTCATAAGCAATTACTGGAGCATTTTTTTGTGATGCTGAACCCTCAAGCTTTGCTCCTCCCTCAGAAAGTCTAATGCCATTTTGCTGTGTTAATTTTGCTTGTAAAGGGTCGTAAAAATCTACAGTATCGTTTTCTTCATAATCAAAGTTATTATATTGGTTTACTGCTCCCATATTAGGTTTTATTTGTTGAGCATCTGGGATAAATGTTTGTCTGTTTTGCATTTCAGGTGCTGCTACAATATTTTCTGTTGTTCCTAATAAATTAGCTTGTGTTGGTTGCGCTTGGTATTGAGAGTTTAAGTCTACAGGTGCGCCCATAAGTCTTTTAGCTGCTAAACCAGGGTCAGATTGTACTTTGTTCCAATCCATACCTGTGTTATCAGTTAACCACTGTGTCCCCTGTTTCATAAAGTCTAGCAATGCCATATTATATTTCCCATTTATTGTCTTCTATTTTTTTACCATCTGCGATACTTTGCAAATGAGCCATTATTTCGTTTACTGTTGTAATTCTCATGTAACATATTTCTCTTGCTGTTTTATCATCTACATCTGAATGTATTAACATATTTATATGTGTTTTTATTAGGTCGTCCATTGCTTCTTTAAAAGAATCATCGTTAAGAATGTTAGCTATGCCCTCTGCATTAATCATCAGAGTCTATTCCTGTTTTAACTACAATAGTAATTGGCTCATCACCACCACCAATCTCTTGCATAGCTTTACCATCTAATCTATCGCCTAATTCTTTAATAGCAGAGATGTCTCCATCTTCAGCTTTAGCATAAAGTGCGTTAGCGACTGAATGTAGTTTTTTATAATCTTCTTGGACTGCTAGTTTACGCACTATTTTACCCCAAACTCTTTTGTCTTTAGTTGAGTTCTTGTTTCCTTTAGGTGCGCCTACTTTCTTTTTAACTTCTTCTGTCATAATATCCTCTTAAACGTAATAATCTTTATATGAATCGCCATCTACTGTTGTTTCAAATGGTTTTGTCCAGTCTGTTCTTTGTCCGTTACCAGCAGTGTCCATTCCTAGTGCTAAGTATCTAAAAGCATCTGCTGCATGAGAACTCCAATCATGTAATGGTCTGTTTTGGAAAGAGCTAGTTTTTTCGTTAAAGACTCTACGATAATTCTGTAGACACTCTAATCCCGATCTTGTCTTGTCTTTGTTAAACCAACAATTAGGTAGTATTCTTCTTGCTGCTTGTATTCCATCTTCTACCGATGCTTTTGGTGCAACTTCAATTTCTAATCCAGCCTCTGTTAAAAATTGGTATCGAGACTTTCCTGTCTGCAACTCCCTAACATTAACATCGTGTGGCATGATGTGAGTATAATCTCTATACCCTTTTTCATCTAACCAAGCAATGTAATGGTCTAAAGACTCACCAGATGCTTCGTAGAAATCCATTAACCTAACTTCGCCACTAATTGTTTCTGCTACCCATATTGCAGTTGAATCAGACATACCTAAATCCCATGCAGTTATTTTTTGTGTTGCTGCCTCTGTTGGAATTTCTCTAATTCTATGTTTGTCAGTTAGTTCTTTTAGTAACTCACCATAATAAGCTCCTACTATTGGTGCTTCAAATGATATTTCAAACTCTTGCTCGTACTTATTTTCTCCCATTGCTTTTTTAGCATCTTTAAGTTCTTCTTCATCTATCAGTTTTGTTTCTGATGCTTTAAATTCTTTTAATGTCCAATTTTCATTGTCTTCTGTGTCAGCAAAGTCTCTTAATGTTTTAAAATGGTTACTGCCTTTTGGCGTACCAATAAACATTGCCCATCCTATCCTGTCCGAAAGAGCAGGTCGTATAACTTCTGTAAATAGACCAGGATTAACATCACCATACTCATCGATAACACAACCATCGAGATAAATACCACGAAGGGCATCAGGATTATCAGCACCATACAGTGAAATACGTCTAC